CAGGTACTTTTGACCAGTCACCATATTTTGGTGGAGTATGTGGTCCTTTTATTATGTCACTCATTCTATTCTCCTTTCATTTCTTCCTTGGCTAAATCGCCAAGTGTTTTTATAGTTTGAGTTGCAACTTTTGTTTGTCTATTTTTCTGTCCCTCAGTTTGTTTTAGAATTTGGTTAGCACTTTTTTCAATTGCTTTAATACCTTGTTCTTCTTCTTTGAGAGTCAGTTCTCTTTGTTTAACTGCTAAGTCAGCAGCTTCTTGTAAAGCTTCAAGACCAAGTTTTTCTTTTTCAACTTCAAGTTTTTGTCTTTCAATCTCAACTAATTGTTGTTCAGGTGTTAATTGAGTTCCCATTGATTGATTAGCTTGAGATATTTGTTGAGCAGCTTCTGCTTGAACTTGTTGTAATGTTGCAGGGTCAGTCGCTACTCCTGATACCATTCCATTAATTTGTTCTTGGTATCTCATAATCATGTGTTCTTTTATATTAGCTTCAAGAACTGGTTTTACTTTTTCCATAATTGGACTTCCACCATTCATTGGGTCAACTAAAAAAGAACTCTTAACTGTTATATGTGCCATATGGTCTTGCCCTGGAAATGCTCCTATTGGCATACCTTTTACTGCTGCTTGTATATCTGACACAGGGTCAAGTGGTCTTGGTTTAATTTGAGGTGGTAATATATTATCTAAGTTAGGCATATTTGCAGCTTGTAATATTGTTCTATGTAATGCCTGTATATTATAAGTTCCTGGTGGTGCTTGACTGGCTAACTGTAGAGCCAACTGTGAAAGCATTAATCTATGAGCACTTGAAGGTATATTAGGGTCACTTACAGGAACCACATCAATTTTACCATCAAAGTCCATTTTGAATATGGTTGGACTTGCACCAGGAACTTCATATGGATAAGAGTCAGGTAATGACTCAAAGTTTATCCTTGCTAATATTTTAAATTCTTCTTTTTGTGAATGATGTAATCTTTTATGTATAGCACTAAAAAATTTACTTGAAGCTTCTAATAATGCCATTGTAGTTCCAACTGGACCATAGTTAGTTGAATCATTAATTACTTTTTCTGTGCTATCTGCAAACTTTTGACCTGCTCCTGAAATAAAACCTAACATTTGATATAATGTATTAGAAGGTTCTTTATAAGGTAGAGGTACGATTGCTCTATTTAAATCTACACCTGTAGCTTCAACATCTCTAAATTCACCAGGAGCTAAAGGTTCATTATCTCCTACAACCTTTACACCTTTTGCTTTAAATCCTGCAGGTAATGTTGCAAACTGTCCAGAGTCAACTAAGTTTCTCATAGCTGCAGTTGCAGTCATTGTAAGATTACCTAAGAAATGTATTAAACCTAAACCATAAAAACCAAAACCTGGAACAAACTTATAATGTGTAAAGAACATTTTCTTTTGTTTAGTTGGGTCATCTTCATTATAGTTTCTTCTAATTGATAAAACTTTTCTTGAGCTTTCTTCAATTGTAACAATATAAGGTGAAGCAACTCCCTCATCATCTAAATCTAAATAACAGTGTTGTTCTAATAAAACATATTGTGGGTCAGAATCTGCAGGGACTGCTGTTCCCATAATCTCGTCAACTTTCATTGACATTGATGTTTGTTCTAGTGGTTGTGCATCAGGTAATTCAATATCTTCATATACACCTGCAGCTATTTCTTTAGCTAAGTCATTTGGATTACGTAATATAACATGTGTATATCTATCTGCTTTTCTTAAATCTGAAGCATGATATGAAACATAAAACTGGTCAATAGGAACAAACTCTGAACAAGGTCTATCTAATGAACCATCATAATAAATCTTTTTAAATGCTGAACCAATAATTGGTAGATGAAACAACATTCTTTCAAACTCATGAAAGTATTCAGGCATCATATCAGTTAACTGATAATTCATAAATTGTTTTACACGAGATGCTTGTTGTTGTTTTTCTACAGTCTCAGTTCCAATTATCTGAGCCATTACTGGACCACCAGCAGGAAATAATTCTTGAGAAGCTTTAGATTGAAACTTCACTGCTGACTCTATTAAGAGTGGATGAACTGCAGTACATGCACCTTCAAATGGTTCTGAAGTTTCTTTTAATTTTAATCCTAATAAATCAAAACCTCTTTGAAATGTTTCTTCCCATTCTTGTCTTGATTCTTTATCTGATTCATACTTCTCATAAACATCTGCACCAATTTCTTGTAATGTTTCATCATCAAGAGTTGGAACTAAATTATCATAAAAACCTGTAATCATCTCTTCTTCAGAAACCATTGCAGGTTTTCCTGTTAAGTCAACTACTGCTGACCCATCTTCCATCATTGCTACACTTTCATCAGGAATAGATTCCTTAATAATTTCGTCAACAATTTTGTCTTCGTCTTCTTCTACTTGTGGTATTTTATCAAAAGGATTTTTTTCAGTTGGCATTATATAGTCCTTTGTGTGTTATAATTATAAGTATTCTTTTCAACCATTCCACCTGCTTTCATTTTTTTAGGTTCTAATTTTTTAATTTTAATTGACGTTGCACCTATTTTACTTCCTTTTATTATATCTACATCAAAATTTTTTCCAAGAATTTTTTGAACATAATCTTTAAGTTCTTTAGTTGTGAAACCTTTTTGATATGTACCCTTGCTTGTAACTATAGACATAGGTTCAATACCTTTAGTTCCTTTAGCTTTTAATACATCCATACCTCTTGTTGATATGACTGCATTACCTCCAGGTTTTAAAATTCTACCTATTTCTTTAACTGCTATATCTCTATCTTTTTTTTGTAAAACATTTAAGACATTTAAACTTGAAATATTTTCATAAGATGAACTTGGTATTTTTTCTGTTTGTGTGAATGTAGGTTTAAAATCTTTTCGTGGAAAAGGTTCAAAAGTATCTGCCTTTATTTCTTTTGCTCCTAATCCTCTACCTGCTCCATAATCTAATCTCTTACCTTCAGGTAAAAATTCTCTTTCAACTTTTTTATATGTTGGTATAGTGCTTTTACCTAATTGTGTTTTTTGAGCAGACTCTTTTGGAATATTTTTTAAAATACTTTCTAAACCTTTACTAGTAGGTTTAGCTGATTGTAATCTTAATAAATTAAATAATCCTCTGGATAACACAATTTTCTTTCACAGTTATTAATTTTATATTATATACTTAAAACTTCCAGTATGCAACCCTTTTTTTTCTTTCATAACCTTCTTCATAATCAGGGTCATCAGGATGCACTAAATTCCAAGACTCTTTCATATAATGAACTGCCATTGTCATTGCATCTACTTGGTCATCATGTCTTCCATTTGGAAACGTAATCGCTTCACTAAAAAGACTATCACTCCAATCATAACCTTTAGGTAGCCAAACTCTACCTGCTTCCATAAGTGGAGTTGCTGCATATACTCTTGCAGTCTTATCTCTATCAGGAGTATAATCTAAAACTGGTAGTCCTGCTCTACGCATGTCCTGTATTAACGATTGTCCACTTGCTTTCTTTTCTATAATACAGACATCAGGTTTATGATAATCATATAGTTCTTGTGCTTTTGTTCTTAATGTAGGATAATCAAATCTACCTTTTTCATTTCCTAATAATATTAAATTAGATACCCAGCTTTCTCTACCAGTTGAATCAGTTTCCATATTTTCAAATATACCCCACGTTTGAATGACACTATAGTCAGCAGTTGTCTTTGTTGAAAACGCAGTATCATATGTTTGAATTATATAGTTACAATCAGGAGGGTCATCATAATCCCACCATTGAATCCATTTCTTTTTTATAATCCCACCAGTATCTGGTACAGGATTCTGCATGTAAAGAGACTCCCAATACCTAGAACCATTACTTGCCTTTATTTCTTCTTCATCATTTTTTAAAATTTTATCAGGTTTCCATTCAGGAAAATATGAAGAACCTACAGGTAATTTTAATAACTCACTTGAATCTTCATCAACCCATGCAGGTATTTTTATAACTTCCCATTTATTTTCTAATTCTATTTGTGATTCTTGTCTTAATAACCAACCACATAAATCATCTTCATGGTATCTTGTATTAATAATAACTATTGAACCATTAGGCATAATACGTGTACGTAAACCTGATGGGTACCATTCTTTTACATATCGTCTACCTGTTTCACTAAATGAATCTTCTTCTGACATTACATCATCTAATATAGCAACATGGGCACCACGACCTGCAATCTGACTACGAACACCTGCTGCATAATATGTACCACCCTGATTTGTTTTCCATTTACCTGCAGCTCGTACATCACTACGTAATGTTACATCTGGAAATACTGTATTAAATAAATCAAAGTTAACTAAATCTCTTACACTTCTACCAAAGTCTGAAGCTAGTTGGTCTGAGTGTGATACAGTTAATATCTCATGTTGTGGATGTCTACCTACGTACCACGCAGGAAATAACTTTGAACATATTACAGATTTAGATGAACGTGGTGGAAGAAACACCATAAGTCTTTTTACTTCTCCACTTTCAACCTTTTGTAGTTTATCTGCAATGACATGAATATGTTTACCCATAATCCAATCAGGAATCAATGTAGGTGCAAACATAGCTATGAAATGTAGAAAGCTATCTTTAGATTGTTGTATTGCTCTTTGAAAATACAGTTCTCTAAGTTTAATTAAGTTTTCGTTTACTTGTAGCATTTGATATTTTACTTGTCCATGAGACAACAGGTGATTTATATTCTTTTGGTTTTACTCTTCTTTCAAAATCTAAAGGTAAAAACCAATATGTATATCCCCTAATTATTTTTATTCCCATTCTGAATCTTCCCAGTCTTCATCTTCATCTTCTATGATAGGTGGTTCAGGTTTAGGTTCAGGTCTAGGTATATATGGGTGAACATTTACTGAATACCATTTAGCTGGACATCCTTTACAAACTGTATTCCATAATGCCATAGTGCATATATATAATATCCATGATACAAAGAAAACTACAGAAAAATAGTAAATAGCTTTTATACTATTTTTTATTAATGTTTTCCAGTTTGACAACATTTTCATAATGTTTTATCTCACGTTCTAATTCTTCAGGTGATTTAGTTGTAATGTCCTGTTTAATTTCTTGACGTTCAATTAACATACCTAGATGTTTACCTATAAACTCCATTGCTCTGTTTGCATTAGTTAGGTCATTTTCTGCAAGACCACGATTGTAAACATCCATAAACTTTTTTACAACTTCATTAATATTAACACTTACGTCTTTCATTGCATCTAATCTTATTTGATTACATCTTTCTTCAATCTTATCATTCTTTAATAATCTTTTACTTTCTGCACGAGTATCAGCTTCAGTCTTACCTTCTTTATAACCTGCTGCTCTCCAAGCAATTAGAGTATCGCCTGTCGCAGCATACTCTAAACAAAACTTTTCCTGCATTGGAGAGAGACCACTGGGTAAAGTATTCTTTGCAAAACTATTATATTTCTTTTGTGCATTGTCTAACATCTTTACCTTTTGTTGTTTAGGTAATTTGTTAGCTTTTCTTTTAGTCATATTAAGTCTCCTCTCTTCAACTCTACGCATGTACTCACGTCTCATCTCAATTAGGTCTCTACCTGCGTTACGTTTCTTACGAGTTGCTGCTGTTTCCTTAATTAAATCCCTGAGACCTGAATCATCTAAATGAGCATATAATAGATGTTTGGGTTGTTTTCTCATTATTGTATTATACACTATGTTGTGTTTATAAAAAAGTAAAAAAATAACTTGTTGATTCTAAATTTATATGATATAATAATGACTATGTTACCCAGGGTTAAAGGTATATCTTATGGGTTGACAAAATTACCAACACATAACTATATAGTCTCTATTGCATTTCTCGTGCATTGCTGTGTTGGTCTATTCGCAGACTCCCCACCTAGTCAATATTTTGACACCAACTCCATTTTCTCCATAATTTTGTGGGGGTACCCTTTTTTCTCTGTATGCATACACCCCTGTTTTTTGCTGTCCCCCCTCTTGACTCCAATGTTCTCCTTTTGTTCTTGATAATAAGAATCATTATTAATTAGAGTTGATAATGATTATCAATATCAGTGCTAGTTGATAACGATTATTAATATCAATGATGTCAATTATTTGACTATCTAGTTGATAATGATTATCAATATCAATGATAATGATTATTAATATCAATAAAAAGTCCTTTATTTCTGCACCTTCTAGCTTGTGTCATTTCTTTGACATCTCAGTAAAAGCATACAATGAACTTTTCAACTCTAAATTTCCCAGTCTTTTCAAACCCATAGAGTTCTTAGATAAAATATATATAATAACCCTTTAGGGTTATATATATTTTATCAAGAACTCTTGGAACTGGTCGTGGTTGTCCTAGTTCTAGCTGATTTCCTTCCCAATTCTTGATAATCTATTTCAAAGATTTTTAGCTAATTTTAGCAATCTGACTGACCAAATCTTGAGATTTGCAAGGGTAGACTGCCCAATCAAAAATTAGCTAGGGATTTAGATTATTAATAAAATATATATAATAACCCTTTAGGGTTATATATATTTTATATAATAATCTTATCACTGATTTTTTTGAGAAGTTAAACTACATAAAGCAAACTCAATAAACAAAATCATTTTAACATTTAAGGAATAAAATTCTATGAATAAAAAGCAAACTAAAAAATGGTTAGACTTAACCAAAGAATACGAAAATATTTCAGAACAAGTTAAACTTTGTGATGAAAAGTTTTTTATGTTCTTGAAAAAATCTAGGCATCTAAGAACTGCCTATGGAAAACTTATCAAAGAGTTTCCACAATTCAATAACCAATTATTCTACAAACATTGTTTAAGAATGTATTTGACTTATTGGAAAATTTAATATAAATAAATATATATAATAACCCTTTAGGGTTATATATATTTATTTATTATTAACCATTAACTGAAAGGCGATTATGTGTATAACAATGAAATGCGATTATTGTAATTACATTCATAATTACAATAACGAAACTGAACTTTTTCAAGGTGAAATGTGGGGATTAACAGATAATTCTGTTATGTGTAATCAATGCTTGGAAAAT